ACTACTATCAAATATTTCGTCTAGTATTAGTAGATTTGTATTTGTACTATTTTTCATTTTAGCAATAGTTCTCCATGTAAACAGTAGTGCTAAGTCTATTCTTAACTTTTCACCTTCACTAAAACTATTATAGTTAAAAGTATCTCTAAATCTACTTTTTATTGTTTCATTAAATTCTTCATCTAAATGAAAATTAACGAAGAAGTCCATAGATTGTAAATACTTATTAATTAAATTATTCATTATAGGTAGATACTTTTTGATGATATTGGCCTTAACGCCTGTGTCATTTAATATTTCTCTAGCAATATCAATATATTTTTTTTCTTCTACAGCTTTTTGTTTTTCTACATTAACATCTTTTAGGTCTTCCTGTATTTTTTCTAATTCTTTTTGAATAACATTTGTGTTAGTATCGTCATTTTCTAGTTTAGCAATTTCATTATCTAGTCTATTTGAGTGTCTATTGATTTCTGAAATAGAGGTATTAATTTTTGCAACAGATATATCTAACTCATTAAGTTTTTTTTCTACTACTTTGTATTCGTTAATTTTTTCGTTTGTTTTTCCCATCTCAACTACCAATTGAGTTAGTCCTTGTTCTAATTCTGATATTTTGTTTGCTTCACTATTGATTTTGTTTAGTTTAAATTGTTCATCAATTGATTGTGTGCAGGTAGGACAGTTGTCATTGTTTTGAAAAAATGATAATGTTTTTTTATGTGATGATAGATTGGTTTCTATCTTTGATTCTAGTTTATTAAGTTCATTTGATTTTCTTGTATATTTTTCAGCACCCCATACTTCCGCCTTTGTAGATATAATCTTTTCATTTAATAATTGTAATTTTTGATTATATTCGTAATTACTTTGTTCATTTTCTTTTAGCTGTTGTTTTCTGTTCTCTATGTCTGTGGTATCTCTATTTTTTATTTCATCAAAATGTTTTTTTTGTAACTCATATTTTTCAGTCATTAAATCATATCTATGTTTTACATCAATAACCGATTTATTTAATTCACCTTGTTTTTGTCTTAATAGTAAATCCATATGACTAAAAACTCGTATGTCTAATATTTCCTCTACAACTTCTCGTCTGTATCTGGCACGTAAATGCATAAATGGCTCATATGAAGTAGAGCCTAGTATAACAACTTGACAAAAGGCACGATAATTACATTTTAAAATATTTTGTTCTAATGTGTTTTGATAATCTACGTTAGAAGCATCCTGGTTTAACATTACGTCATTACAATAAATTTCAAATTTGTTTGGTTTAATACCTCTTACAATTCTGTATTTTTTGTTAGCAGTTTCAAACTCACATTCTACTTCACAATCATTTGAATTAATTGTATTAACCAATTGTTCTTTTTTAATATCTCTAAAAGCACGATTAAATAAAGCAAAACACAATGCGTCAAGCATTGTTGATTTACCTGCACCGTTTGTTCCTATGATAAGCGTTGATGGTGACTTTGCTAGATCAACTTCTAAAAACTGATTACCTGTAGATAGAAAATTACGCCATCTTAATTTTTTAAAATATATCATACTTTGTTATCACTAGCCTCAATATAAATTGATTTTAAGTATTCTTTTAGTTTAGTTTTACTCACATCTGTTTCTAGTTGGTCAACATAATTATTTAGGAATGTAACTGTGTCTTCACCCATTTCTAGTATATCTTCTCTTACACTAGCTTTAATATCTGAATAATCTTCTACAATATTTAAGTCGTGTACTGTTATTTCATTATACAATCTTTCTACAAATTTGTCAAATACCTCGTTATCGGTCTTGTTTAATACAATTAATTTAACAAAGTGGTTGTGATATTCTTTTATATCATAATTTTTATAGTCTTTCTTTTTATCATCATAAATTATTTTTTTATGTATGGTAAGTGGATTACGTACTCTAGTTATTTCTCTAGTTTCTGTATCAAAGATATGAAATCCTTTAGGGTCTTGGTAGTCAGACCATGTCATCTCATATTGAGCACCGTTGTAGTGTATTTGGCCATCATCTGTATGTTTATGAAAGTGGCCTGATATAACTCTATCAAATCTATTAAAATCTGATTTTGCTAAACCGTGTTCATTAATTACACCATTTTGCATTTCAATACCTTTGATTTCTAAATGACCAAAACATAAATCTGCTTTGGCTGTTTTTAACATTTCCATAGAGTGTTCATAGTTGTCATCACAAATCCAAGGCACAAATAAAATAGATGTACCATCAAAATCTACAACAGTTGACTTTGTATATATCCATGGCTCATGTCTTTTATCAAATGATGAATATAAATTTTCTATAGCATTTACGTCATTTGTATTTTTAAAGTATGTATCGTGGTTCCCTATAATAATATGTGTATCAATTTGTTCTTCATATAGTCTATCCCAAAATTGTTTTCTAAAAACAGAAGCGGTTTGAAAGTTAATAAACTTCCTTCTATCAACAACATCGCCCAGGTGGACCAATGTTTTTACATTGTGTTCTTGTAGGTAGGGAAAAAAGATTTCATTATAAAATTTTAATTGATATTCTCTAAATGCTTGAGAGTCATTTCTCACGCCAAAATGGGTATCATTCAATAGGGCAATCTTCATTATATATCTAATACGCTAGTATAGGTTCTTTTTTTTCTTTTCTTAATTCTTATCTCACTAGCTGTTGGTTGTTCCTCAGTTGATGGTTTATTTTTTCTTAAAAATTCTAAAAACTGATTCTTATAATCATTTTGTGTATCACCAGGTAGTACAGAAAATTCATCTATGTTGCCTTGTTCAATCATTCTATACTTAATGCTTGTTTGTTTCTTTTCTTTTTGTATTCTTCTAATAAAAGCATAGTAAATGATTTGTGTAAAATAAGCAAATGGATTATTTGATTTTGCTGGATTAAAGTTTTTAAGATATTGTAAACAGTTTTCTATACCATCAGAAATCATATCATCTCTAAAAGTATAGTTAATAAAATTAGGTCTATAAGATAAGTGATTTGCAATCTTTAAAAAACATTCACCAATATAATTTGTAACTGGTGGTGTTTTTCTATTTCTTTTTTCTACTCTATCATCGCCTGTAGAAACTTTTTATTATCTACATAATGTGCTGATCTTTTTCTAGTTTTAGTCATAATTATATAATACTATATTTTGTTGTTTTTGTCAATGGTCTATCATATTAGCCAGTTATAAATGGCTCTTAATGCAAGTAGTAAATACATAAGTTCCATGAGTGCTCTAGGTATGTCTTTATCTTTTATACCCATGTATATCCATATACTACAAGATACTGTTGCAATTGCCCATCCCATCCATTGTGTAACAGGATTTGCATTTGAAAGTATGTATGCACCTATCATAGCAAGTATGAAACCTACCCATCTCATTCCATCTAATCTTTTATAAAATCTAATTTTCATAGTCGCTTGACATAAT